GCCTGTCGGGATGCAAGTGATGTTACATCCGAGATTCTGTAAGGTCATGTCGACCGTGCCGATCCCGTCGACCATGATCGGCGTCAATCCAAGATCGAAGGCGACCTCAAATCCAGCCTCGGAGTTGAAGTTGAGCGCGGCGAGGGTCGCGGTATATGGTGCGGTGACGAGTTTGGTCGGGTCGAACGCTGCGCCAATCGATGCGCCGGCTCCGACTGCGTAGTAGTCAGAGAGCGAGGATGGGTTGCCGCCAAGGTCAAGCAGCCCGGTGAACTGCACCGACCCGAAGGCGGTATTGTTCGCTGTCAGGCGAAGGCTTGGCATTTGTGTAACGGCTGCGTTGTTGATCGTGTATGTCGCGTCGGCTGCGGTGATGACCAGCGGCTTGTCTGTGCCGCCGTAGATGCTCGATCCCATAGCGGTCGAGCCGTATGGATAAAGAACCGTGAGAGCTTCGATCTCGCCGACTGGCTCGAACTCGACGACAACTTGGAAGTCGGTCTTCGACTTGCCGAGCATACCGTAGGCGTCCGACTCCTTGTCGAAGGTCGCGTTGGTCATGGTTAAGGTGATGCCGCCCTTCGAGTAGAAAGTCGCGGAATCATAGACGACCTTGGCTGGTCCTCTGACGATGGTGGTGCGTGTAAATGTTGGCATAATTTTTTATCTTGTTGGCTCGTCGGTGGATAGTCCGACGGGTATGGTGAATGTTATGACTTTCTGAAGCATCGACTCGTTGGTCTGTGACTCCAGTCCTGAGAAGATCATGACGCCGCCGCTGAGTGGTGCGTCGTCCTTGTCGAGCGGTTGGGTATGGTGGAGGATGCGCGAGACTGCCTCGGCGATCTCGGTCGAGCTTGGCGTGTTGCCGCTCCTCGATCTCCAGACTGACGGGATCTCTGAAACTGTGACCTTGAACGTCGACTCTGAGAGGTATGGTCCGGGCGTGTCGACTGAGTCTGTCTCGCCTCCTTCAAAGTGAACCAGGCAGAACGCACCGGCTGACTTCATAGCGGTCATGATGCTCGTCTCGATGTCCTTGCCGTCCTCGACGAGGACGGGGATCTTCGGCACGGTGCGGAAAAATGCGTGATCGTTGAGTGTCTCAGCGATGCTCTCTACGATCTGACGGATGGTGCTGCTCATGGTGAATATGTAAAGTCCATGACGTCGGAGCCGCCGTAGCGGAAGGGTGAGGCGGTCGTCGCAGCGAACGACTCCGCCCCGGTATCATCCGAGTCGGCGTCGTTCTTGGCGAGATCGTCCATGAAAGTCTCGGCAGCCTCGACCGCGATCTTGCGATCGTCGCCGTTAAATTCTGCGAGTGAGGGAAATGCCTCGGAGAGCAGGCGACGCGCTAAGGCGTAGCCGTGCCGCTGTGATCCGGGCGGGACGTAGCGTCCTGTGTTTGTGACTGGTGGGAGGCCGCGCTTGCGGCGTCCTGCGTTGACTCGGGAAACGAACTCCTGCGCGACTTGTTCCAAGATCTCTTCGAGCTTGGCTTCAGGCGCTGGCGACTCAGCCAACAAAGCCTCGAACTCGTCGGAGGCCAGTCGGTCGCGAAGACCATCGGATGTAAGTAATACCCATGCCATAAAAAGAAAGAAGGTGGAGGAGAGGGGAAAACACTACTAAACCCCTCTCCTCCTGTATCGATTAGAACAACAATTTTGCGACCATCGCCTGAGCCAATGTGCCGGGAGTCGCGCTTGCGGTTTGGGCAATGCGGACATAGCGGCGAGTGTTGGCTGGGAGGCGGAAGCGGATCGTCTTGGCTGCTGCTCCTGCTCCGCCTGCACCAGTCTGAGTGGTTTGGATGAGAGGGTCAACAGATGCCCAAGATGAGTTGTCGGCTGAGTCTTCGAGTTTGTAGGTGACGACTTTCGTGTCGGACAGCTCGGCGGTTGCCAAGGCTGGCGCTGCGAGTTGGAACACGACAGCCTCGATGTCACCACCTGTGGCTTGTTCGAGATCGAACGAGGCTGTGTTGGCACCAGCGGCGAGCAGAGTCACCGTCGAGATGTAGTTGTCGTCTTGTTGGTTGCGATTGTATTCAAAGGACATGATTTTGTTTTAGTAAGAGGTTATTAGCTGAGGGCTTCGGTGTCGGTGATCGAGTCGGTGATGATGATCGGGATGCCGAAGGACTCGGTTGGAGTTCCCGGAAGGATGCCGTTGAACGCTTCTTGCTTCGTGTTTGGCGCGGTGGTCCGGCTGATCTGAAGTTGGAAAGCGGAGCGGCGGGACATGAGTAGGTGCGTTGGACGCTCGCCGACTGGGAACTTGCTGAGAAGCTCTGCGATCTTCGCGTCGGTTGCGGTCTTGCCGGAGTCTGCGGTGATGTCTTTGAGACGACCGACTGCATACTTGTTAACGCACTGAAAGCCGATCCAAGCGGTGAGGTCAGCGATATAAGCTGCGTAACGATCGCCGCCTGCGTCTTCTGCATCTCCCTCGCGGAAAGGTGAGAGGTCGAAGCTGGTGCCGTTTCCGTAGACATACTGAACGCCGGTCGTGCCTGCCTTGATCGCATAGATCGAGGATGCGGTCGATGCGGTGGTGCCGCCTGCGTCAACGACGAGGTCGGTGCCGAACGCTGTGACCATCTCCTGCAAGCCGAAAAATCCTTTCGCACCTGCGGCTGTTCCGTAGATGGTCTGAGATCCGACTGTGCTGAGAGCCGCACGCATGACGCCGACTGCCTCGATGGCTTGAAGTGCTTCTGGGCCGTCCTCGTAGCCGCGGGCGACTGCTTTGTCGACCTCGATACGAGCCGAGAGGATGAAAGCCTCGACGAGTCGCTCGGTGAAGTTGGACTTGGTTGCTGCGGTTCCTTCGTTCGCTGCGCGGAAGGCCACGGTTGGCCGGCTGTTGCGAATGACGGTCTTATAGCTCGTCCCACGGATGGTACGAGCTGGGATGGTTGTCACCTCCGGCGAGCTGGTGGCGACTTCTTCGATGAGGCCGACGATTGGATCGGCACCGTTTAGCTTGGCTAGGTCAAGCAGAGTAAGGTTTGCGGGCATATTATTAGTTTATTTAGATTGTTGAGATTTAAAAGCGGCTTCGACTTTTGCGATGCCGGTGAGTTCGATTTCTTGAGGTGCTGATTCGCTGCGACCTGCGAGAACGGTCTGACCAGAAAGAACTGGATTGACCGGGATCGCGTTGAGCGCGTTGACTGCTTCTGGATTCGCTAAGATCGAGGACTTCCAGAAGGCTTTAGTCGCCTCGTCCTGCGGAGCGATGCGGCCAGCTTTCACGGCGTCGGCGATGGCGATCTCTGCGGAGGCTGCTGCCTTTTCGGCCATACCTTCCTTGAGCTTTTTGTTTTCCTCCATAGCTTCGGCAAGTTGGGCTTCCATCTTGGTGTAGCGTTCGGCGGTGGCCGCTTTATCCTCGTCGGATTCTGCGGTGGATGCGGATTCGCGGAGGCTGGCCAAGTTTGACTTGGCTTTGTCCATGGCGGTTTCTTCGTCTTGCGATGCTTCGACAAGTCCGAGTTCGATTAGTTGTTCGATCATATTAGTTGATTTGGTGTGTGCTGCTGCGATTCTTGGGATCTCCTCGAAGGCTGGGTCGTTAACAAGTGACCCGATCTCGCCGCGTGCAGCGAGTCCGGTAGGGATGCCAGTCGTGGAAACTAGGAAAGTCGGAGAAAAGTAGGAATAGTCGCGGCCTTCGATGGCTTTGCGACCGGCTTCGGTCCACTCGACATCGAGCATCAAGCCGACGCCTTCCTCATAGCGAAACTCTTTCGGGATGAACGAAGCCGGTCCGCTTGAGTGGTCGAACCCAGCGAACGGGCGAACATTGCACGCGAGGCGCTTGGTGAGGTCTTCGGCGAATGAAGCTCCGATCCTGGAGTCGACCTCGACGTCCATGGTCTTCGGCTTGCCGCCGACGGTTGCCGAGATCCGGTGCTTACCTTCTGGCAAGTAGACGATGCTCGTCTCAAGTCCGTTGATCTCGGATTGGAAAGCGGCGGAAATTTTATTGCTGGCAGCCATTGATCTCTCGCCTTGCCATTTTTTTCTCGCTTGGCAAGAACATTTTTAAGCGATCGTTTATTTATTCATCTCGCGGTCGATCAAGTAGTCGAGCGCCTTGTCGATGAGCGCGTCGACATAGCTCGCCTCCGGTGGTAGAGCGTGCGGCCATGGCTTGTGCGTGACTGACTTCTTGAGCGCGTAGACCGGGCGGATGCCTGTCTCCGACTTCTCATCGACCTCGGCGAGAACTCCCTTGACGCGGAATAGCGGCGAGATCCTGCTCGAGTAGTCGCGAGCTGTGACGTTGTGAGCTTGCGGGACGAGCGGGATCGTTAGGAACTTGCGACGCTTCGCCCGGATCGTGCCGCCTGTGACCTTGTGCGCGAGTCCTATCGCTCCGTTGGCGAATGTCACGCCGGAGGCGTTCGCCTTGGTCGTCGACCAGCCGGATGCTGTCGCCAACCACCAGCCGGAGAGCGAGCGTCCTGCGCCGTGCGTCGGCAGGGAAGGGTTGATCCACGGCAGTCGGCCTCGTCCGTTGTAGTAGGCGCGGATCGTATCGAGGGCGGACATGGCTCCCAACTTGATCGCCTCGGCTCTTGTCGCCGGAGCTGCGAGCTTGAGCATGGCGAGTTTCGTCTCGTTCAGATTGAACGCCTGCACCGTGATCCCGATGAATGACTTGCCTTCGTTCATTGTTCCAGTCCTTTCAGCATTGCCGCGCCGATCTCCTCCTCCAGCGCGTCGATAAACGCTTGGCGGTCGAGCATCCCGAACATCTGCGGGATCGCGGTGATGACCTTCTCGACCTCCGCGTTGAACGCGCCGATTGTCATCCGCTGGCTCTTGTCGAGTAGGTCGGCGAGGACGAGATCCATCGGGCTGAGCCACGTCGAGGAGAGATCGCGGAGTTTCTTGTCGGTCATCATGGGTAGAAAATGAAGTCGATGGTTTGAGCGAGCGCGAAGGCGGTCAGGATGACGGCGAGAGCTGCTGTTCCGAGTGCGAGTGAGTATTCGAGGCGAGGGTCCATGTCAGGGGTCTAGGGGTTATGTTTTGCAGTTGTAGGTTTTTGTTTTCTGGCTGTTTTGTTTTTTCGAGTGGCGGGAATCCTTTATATTATGTTATTTAAAAACCTTGAACTATAAAACAGACCCCTAATACCCCTAAATATCTTCCGACTGATCCGCCTTAAACGACTGTTTAATTTCTGTCATATTACCTCAAACGCTCGTTTGATTACCCAGTTCCTCGACCTTGCGCTTGGCCCATGCGAAGCCGGCATCGCCGCCCCAGCCGTTCCATGCCTGCCATCCTTTGCCCTGCTCGGACCATGTCTCGCCGTCCTTGTCGACCTCATGCCGGGAGAAAAAGCTGACCATGCGGCTGACGGTCTCCGGCGATAGCTCGACCCGGTTGCTGATGTCGCGAGCGCGTGCCAAGCCGACCGCGATCATGCCGCGCTCGGATGCTGGCTTAGCTCGACGGACTTCGAGCGCGTTGGTCGCGTTCCTCGCCATCTCCTCGGTCGGGCGGAGGTCGATCTCAGCGCGTGCCGTCTCGATCATTGGGTCGATGGCTGGCGGAATGTCGTCGATAGGCAACAGGTCGATGTCCTCGATCTCCTTGCCGAAGATCTCCTCGCCTTCGTTTGGCACCGGGACGCCAAGCTCCTCGTAGACCCACAAGCGAGGCATCTCGATGCCTATTTCTTTGTAGAGCTTGATCCGCTCGGCGACTGCCTTCTCGTCCTTGACGACCGGTATATCCATCTCGCAATACGGCATATCCTCAGAGGCGACGAATCCGAAGTTCATCCGCACGATTGCCGGGATAAGCTGCGTCGTGATGATAGCGGCGACCCACGACGAGACGCTTTGAAGCACCTCGTTGCGGATGCCTGCATGGACGTCACCGAGGGCGCGTGACCCTGTCCCGGTGTTGTCTGTTGTGAGCGTCTGTCCGAGCATAAGAATGTCGCAGGCGCGGTCAGCAACGTCCATGAGGTGACTTTGTGGGAGAGCGTCGCCGCTCCCGCTGATAGCTGAGTGGATCTCGAAGTCGACGCCCGGTCCAGTTGCGGCCCATCCGGAAGCGCCAATCGACTCCAACATCTCCTCGGCCTTGTCGAGCGCCTCTTGGCTGCCGTCGGTCTTGGCGGTCCGCATCGGGATGCCGAAGAGCTGCGCGAACTGCATGAGCCAGCCGAGTCCGTAGACCGAGGCGAGCCAGTATTTCGTCAGCGCCCGGAGGTTGGCGCCGTAAATCGGGTGAGCGCCTCCCTGCGACCAGACGCCGATCACAAAGCGGTCGGCTGGGAAGTCTTCGAGTAGCGAGTTGTTGACGCCGAGAGGTGCGATCATAAGCCTGTCGACCTGATCGGAGAACTGTGGGAAGGCGAGATACTTAGCAGGAACCGGAGCATAGCAGCGCGGCGAGATGACGTTGTTCTCGCTCTGCCAGACGATCTCCATGACCGAGATGCCCTTCGCGTAGGCATCGATAAGCGCGTTGACCATCTGACCGCAATCAAGCTCCCAATGACCCGGCTTCGGTGCGTAGCTGTTGAGCGCACGCTCGACGACTTCTTGAATCTTGACCGCCTGCGGTGTCGGGTCTTCCGCTCCTTCGCGGATCGCCGGCTTGATCTCCATCTTGAGGCGGCTGACTGCACCGCTGACCTCGTTGAGCGCCTTGCGCAGCCGTGGCCAAGTGTCGAGCATGAGTCGGAAGAGTCGGTCTTGGTCTTCGAGCTTGCCGGTGCGGACGTTGCGGAGGATCGTCCTGACCTGCTCCGGTGTTACGTTCGCCAGATCGTAGTCGTTCGTGCGATACTGTGCAGGGATGGGAAAAACTACGCCTTTGCTCTCGTCTTTAGTCATGCGCTTTGCCCTAGTCTTTTATCCTTGACATGGCAAGAAACAAATCACAGCGAGTTGTATCCTCTGACTTTCGGCGCTGCGAACTCCGACCGCTTGAGTCGAGTCGCCGACGCTCCTGTCATGCGTCCGCTGTGATGAGCGCCGAGAGCGATGCAGGCAAGCAGAGCGTCGGCTCGGTCCGGCGACTTTAGTCCGGCCTTGCGCATCTTCTCCTTGTCCTCGATCCGGAGCTTGCCCTGTGCGTTCCATTCGCTCTTCCGGGTTGTGATCTGCTCATAGGTCATGCGGTCAAGCTCGCCGAGGTGAATCTCTCCTCGGTGGATCGCCTGCGTCGCGGTGTGCCAGA